CCTGGTTTAGAGGTTAAGAATCAACCAAGAAACTCTAAATCTCGTAGAATTGAAACATTACAACCATTCTTTTATAGTAAGCAAGTATACTTTAAGAAAGACTTGGTTAACTTAGAAGCACTAGAAGCTGAATTGCAGTTATATCCTAGAGTACAAAATGATGATACTTTGGATGCTTTCTTCTATGCAAAGAAGAATATGCATACTCCGTACCATACTATTGAGGATATGGATAAGCCATCTGGTGGAATGAAACATGTATTTAATAAAATTGGAGGATGGATGACAGCCTAGACGAGTGTGCGCAGCCAGCCCACCGCAGGTGCTAATCAACCAAATGGAAGAGTTTAGAAAACTTATAACAAGGAAATATCGTAATATGGCTGTCGGGGATATGCCCGCTTTTGACCGTGTTATTATAGAAAAAATGATGGAGGGATTTCAGCTCCAAGAGGATAAAGATAGGATTTCTCAAATCTTGTCAAATAAAAAATGCAAAATCGTAATAAAAAATTATGAATATTATTATTAGTTTTTAAGCTAAATTCTAACTTTCTGAAAATAATTAAAAAAAAGACTTGACAAATGAATTTTGATGTTGTATATTTGTAGTAAGGGTATATTACTTTTAGCCGCTCTGCTGAGCGGCGTACTTAAGTATATAGTTTAAAACATCATTTAAAGTCTTCAGTTGAAAGCGTTGGTTCTATTCTTGGGGCGAGTAAAGGGACTTAAGGTATGGAAGGAGAGTTTTGAAGGTAGCTTATGTAGATGGTTCTTATTTAAGGGGAATACAAGGCTACGGTCTAGTAATCCTAGAGAAAGAAGAAATAGTTTATAAGAAGTATGGTGCTTTAATAAGCCCAGCTCTTAAACGTTACCGCAATGTAGCTCCAGAAATTAAAGCTGTTTTAGAGGTTTTAAAGTGGGCTAAAGAGAATTCAATAAAAGGTATCAAGATTTGCTATGATTACACAGGACTAGAAAAGTGGGCTACTGGTGAATGGAAAGCAAAGAATAACCTTTCAAAGCATTATCAAGACTCAGTTAATCAATCAGGCATAAACATACATTGGCAAAAAGTAAAAGCCCATTCCGATAACTATTGGAACGAATATGTCGATAGATTAGCTAGAGGAGTTCAAAGAATAGATTAATATTATCTCATTAACCACGTGTTAAAAGAGTAACGGGGTCGTCTGTAATGGGCGGTTCTTGCTCATCAAAATGGAATTAAATGGCAGAACAAAAATCATTAGCGAAGCAAATACGAGAGAAATTCTTTAAATACCAATCTGCTCGTTCCAAATGGGACATCACTGCAAAGGAAGATGAAGAATTTAAGAATGGTAATCAATGGACAAAAGAAGCCATTGCAGAACTTACCGCAAGAAGACAATCCCCAATAGTAGTAAATGTTTTATCTCCAACCGTAGAACAAGGTGTAGCTTTATTAACAACCAACAAACCTAGATTTACTTCAACAGGTAGAGATGACTCTGACACTAAAACAGGTAGAATCTTCGCGGATTTACTTTCGTATGTATGGGATATATCAGACGGCAATAGAGAACTGAAAACTGCAATAGAAGATTACTATGTACGTGGTTTAGGTTACTTAATGTCATACTCTGACCCATACTCAGATTTTGGTAAAGGTGATGTAAAAGTATGTGCTTTAGATAGTTTCGATGTTTATGTTGATCCTACCTCAAAGAAAAGAGATTTTAGTGATGCGGATTCAATAATTGTTTCACAGATTTTAACTAAATATGAATTAGAAAGACGATATCCTGATTTCAAAAGCTGGGATAAAGCTAAACGTGAAATGGATATTGAAAACAATCCTAATTCCATTAGATACGATTTGATGGAAATAAACAACGCTACTGACGATTTAGATACGGCTAAGTATCGTTTAATAGATTGTTATACAAAAACCAAGAAGAAAGTTCATAGAGTATTCGATCCTATTTTAGTTTCAGATAGAATATTTAATGACGAGCAATATATTGCTTTTCTTAAAGAACCAGCGTTTATCGCCAAGACACAAACAGAAACAAGAGCTATTACAGATGTACGTGAAATTAGAGAGATGCAAGCTCTTTACGACAGAACAGGTGGCACATTCCATATGGCTCCTGATGGTCAATTAGCTCCAGGTGTAGGCGATCCAATCACTACCACACAACTCATACCTACTATAATGGACCAACTATTAAAAGCTGGTTATTTAAAATATTTCTATGTATGGGCAGATAGAGTAAAAAGAATTGTTACAATAGGTGATGTTTTATATTATGAAGGTACCTTGGATATTGAGAATTATCCTATAGTCCCTTTGGTCAATAACCATAATAGAACTCCCTATCCTTTCTCGGATGTAAGAAAAAGTAGAGGTTTACAAGAGTATATAAACAAAACAAGAAGTTTAATTATAGCTCATGCGTCTTCTTCTACCAACGTTAAATTATTAATACCTCGCGGTTCTACGGATAGAGCTTTACTAGAAGAGCAATGGGGTAGATCAGGTACAGCAGTTATTGAGTTTGATGCTGAAATAGGTCAACCGATAGTAGCTGGACCAATAGCATTACCTAACGAATTATATAAGAATGAGGCTGATGCTAAGAGAGATATAGAATTAATCTTCGGTATCTGGAGTTTAATGCATGGTGAATCAGCGTCCGCTCCTGATAGCTTTAAAGGAACTGTAGCTTTAGATGAGATGGGTCAAAGACGTATTAAGTCTAAAAAAGATGATATAGAATCTTCTATAAATCAATTAGCTAAAGTTTGTGTAGAATTAATTCAACAAACCTATACCGATGAAAAGGTTATAAGATTATTAAGACCTAACAATGCACCTAAAGAAGTCACGGTTAATCAAGGATTATACGATGACATTACTGGTGTTTTGGTAGGCAAAGTTAACGATATTACTATTGGTAAATACGATGTGATAGTGGTATCTGGTTCAATGCTTCCGTCTAATAGATGGGGCATTTTACAACATTACTTGGATTTATACGCCGCTGGCATTATAGATCAAGTAGAAGTTTTGAAGAAAACAGAAGTAGCGGACATCGAAGGTGTCTTAGAACGTAGTGGACACTTGCAGCAATTGCAAGCGGCATTACAAGATACTTCTGATAAACTATCGGATTTGGAGGGTGACTTCCAGACACTTACAAGAGAGAATCAGAGTTTGATGCAGAGAGCAGAGCTTGAGAAATTCAAAGCAAAACTCGCTGAAGCAGGGGCTAGTGTACAGCATGCAACTACTCTTTACAATGAAAGATTAAACGACGATCTCGCAAAAAGAAAGGAGTTCCAAAAGAACTCTCAGCAATCAAAAAAGCAATAAACCCTTAATAGGCTATTGCATTAGGAGATTATATGGCAATAAATGACTTCAACGAGATACCTGATGGATTTTCATTCTTCTTAGAAGAAGATGGTAGTGCAGTGACAATACCAGAAACTCTAGATGCTCTCCCAAAAGAAGATCAGAACAATGTTCCAGTAGTTACGCCAACAGGGACACCCGAAGCAAAGGTTGAAGACGTTCAACCAGATAATACGGCTCCCATCGAGGATGAACAAAAGAACGACCATGAGACGCAACATGGCTCAGAGCCACAAAAAGACAACGAAAAAGTGCGTTATGAATATTGGCAAAGTGAAGCAACTAAGTACAAAAGAGAGTTGGAGACTATTACTCCCTACAAGGACATAGCTAAATTCTTACAAGAAAATCCAAATGCTCTTGATGCAGTGAATCAATATCTTACGAAGGGAACGAAGGAAGTAGAGGCTCCTAGTCATACGACTAATGAACCACACAAACCTACTCTACCTCAAAAACCAGAAGGATATAATCGCGCGGATATCTTAGACCCAGATTCACCTACAGCAAGGTACGAGGAAGCTCGTGCTCAATATCAGATTGATATGATTAACTATTATGAGCAAGCTGAACAGTACAAAGAAAACTTACGTCAGAAAGCTTACGAAGAAGACAGACGTAAACTTCAAGAGACTCAGAAAAAGAGTGAGTTTGACCAAGCCTTATTAACTCATGGCTTAAAACCTGAACAACTAGATACATTTTACAAAGTGATGAATGACCCTAAGTCAGTCGACCCTAAGAATGTTATAAAGTATTTTCAGATTTTGAATGGAGAGGAAGCCGCTGTTTCACAAAGACAGCAAGAATTTGAACGTCAACAAAAACGTTCTTCTGCTCCAGCTCCAGCCGGAACAACAGGTGGTGGAGAAACTCCTAAAACTTTAACTGATGAAGAACTGTTCAACAAAGCTCTATTATCTGCAGGAACATAAAACTAGGAGTTATAAATGTCAGCAAAAAATCTTAGTGCGTTGGGGACGCTATTCTCGGAACGTAGAGACTTTTTCATTTCCCCTCAAGTAACTAAGGAGTTCTTTTCTTCTGTTACTCCCCTTTTTACATTAGCTATGGATCAGGGAGTAGACACTAACTTAAAAGACCCATTGTTCAAAACTTTCTATCACCGCGATCCTTGGATTGAGCAATCTTTCCAGGCAGGTGACACAGCATCTATCGCTGCTAATGATACAGCAGTTGTAGTACCTATTAAAGCTACGTCAATCGTAGGATTGGCTAATGCAGGTGGGAATACTGCGGATGCATCTATGAAGGGTCTCCAGTTTGAAGTCTGGGATTCCACAAAAACCACAAGAAAAGGAGTTGTGTTAGCAATTGATACAGTATCTGGTCAAGCTACACAACTTACATTTAAAAATCAATCACCGGATGCAATCTCAGTAGCGGCAGATGACTATTTTATAGTTTCTGGTAATGCTAGAGGTGAGGGAACTGAAAGTCCTGAAGCATGGGCAGATGAATTAAGTGTAATCTTTGGTTCAACACAAATTTTCAAAACCCCTATAGAAATTACAGGGACATTATACGAAGCTGCTCTTCGCGGATATTCTGATGAATTAGCGAGATTAAGAGTTCAGAAACAAAAAGAACACAAATTCCAAATTGAAAATGCTCTATGGAAAGGTGATTCTGTTATGGGTCTTGGACTTGGTTCTGGCGAAACATTAAGTGACGCAGCAAGAACAGACGTAGATGGTAAAAAAGTAAGAACCACAATGGGTGTTATTACCGCTATTAATAGATATGGCAATACTTCTGGCGACGAACAGAACGTATTCACTATTAATAGAACTGATTACAACTATGGTAACTTACAAGAAGACTTAACTAAAGTTATGCAGTGGGATTTCGAGAAAGGTATGCGTACAGCAATGTGCGGCATGAAAGCTAAAAACTACTTCTCAAATCTTGCGAACAACCAAGGTTTTGTTGGTAAATCAGGTTGGCAGGTAAAAGTTGGCGATATTAAAAAAGATACTCTTGGATATGATTTCCAGATGTTGGAAACACCGGCTGGTATCTTAAAATTAATCTACGCTCCAGCTTTAAGAAAACAATATGAAGGCTACATGGTTGTTTTATCTCCAGAAGATTTGAAGATTAAACAATATCGTGGTTCTAAATTCCAAGCCAATATTAAAACTGAAAACGCTTATGATGGTGTAAAGGATCAATATTTTAGTGATCTTGGTATCGCTTTAACTAATATTGATAAATTTGCATTATTTAAAGTTGTTTAATTTAAAAAGGAGAATATATGTCTTGGTTAAATGTGGGCGCGAATAACGTCCCTTGCAAGAAAGAGGTAATAACTCTTCCTAGCTCAACTGGTTCAGCATACTCCAGTGTTATTGATTTTGTTGGTCCTAATACGTTGCATGAGCATGCTTATGTGAATATGACGTTTAAGGCTTCAGCGATTAGTGGCACTAATATTGATTTAGTTTTGTTTGGTAGTGAAACAACTAGTTCTGCAGATGCAGTAGATACAGGTTACTCTATTGCTGCTCTAACAGATGCTACTGTATTGCTTAAGAATGTAGATTTAAATCAATATGGTTTCCCGTACTATTTTATTAAATATACGGTTGATGCCGATGAGGATGCAAACACACTTACCATAAAGGTATTTGGTTAATTAAGGGGGAGGCAAAACCTCCCCTTTTTTATTTGGAGATTGAGTGAGTACATTACAAGAAAGAATAGAGGATTATATAGGAACCGTATCAGATACAACTAGTTTACAGAATTGGTTGGATGCTGGTATAGAGTTTGTAATAGATGTTTCTAAGCCAGATAAATTAGAAAAGCTTGCTAGAGATGTAACTGTTGCAGATGCTGGTTTGGCTGTAGTTGGACTTAAAATATTAGGAGCACATAAATCTGATGTTCCTGCCAGAAAGATTCCATATACATTTAAATCTAAAGCATTAGACTCTACATCTATATATTACGCATCCGCTACTGACCCAGCCTTCTGTGTTGGTAATGGTAAGATATTCGTCATACCTGGTGGTGGGAGTGCTATAACTGTTACACATCCTACGGTTACTGCATCTAGTACAAGTATATCGTTATTTGAAGAAAATCAGACTCAAGGAGTGATACTTTATTCAGCTATACAGGCAGCTAATCAAAAGCTTCAAGGTTTCGTTTCTACTTCAGATTCTCTAAGCATTACTTTGCCTACGGTACCAACTTCCCCAACTCTAACAACGATTACGACAGGTACTACTAGCTTTACTCCCATTAGCGTAAGCGATGCAATAACAAGTAATGGTACTTATACCGATATTACAGATACTGCAGATTTAATAGCACCTACAATTTCAGCATCTTTGGTGGGTACTTTATCAGATAAACCTACATACACTAAAATAGCAACTTCATTTTCATTTACGGATGCGGATGCCAGATTAGCGAATGATGATACTGAATTAGCAGAGGCAGAACTTGCTAGAATGCAAACGCAGATTAATTCTACTAATCAAACAGTTCAGGAAGAGCTTAATGAGTTCTCTAAAGATAGCATTGTATTCCAGGCAGAAGTTCAAAAAGCAGTACACAATAGTAATCACAATTTACAAGTAGCTGTAGAACAAGCTAAAGTAAACTTAGAAACTGATATACAGAATTTAAGAAAAGATTTAGAAACAAAAATTACAAATGCAAGAAATACCCTTGAGTTAGAACTATTTAATACTGGTAAAGATGTAGAGGTAGAACTTGCTAATTTAAGAAAAGATTTAGAAGTAGATGTCCAGAATAAAATTAAAGCTCTGGAGTCAGACTTCTTTGATGTAAAGAATGCAATAGATGTGGCGATTGCTAATAATGAACAGATTCTTAAACAATATACAGCAGAGATACAAGCTTATACATATACAGCAGTAGCGAAGATTCAAGAATATCAAGGTAAAATAGAAAATAAAAATTTAGTTGTTCAATCTATAGTAGCTTTGATTGCCTCTTTAAGAGAAGAATTGAAATTAATTATTGGGACACTGTAATGACATTAAAACATTTAATAGAGTTAATCCAAACATCTGCGCCTGAATTGGGTGAAACGCTTTGTAAGATTGAATTAAACAAAGCGTTGCTAGAGTACAACAACGCTACTGGCATAGTAACTGGCAAAGACACGTTTGCTTATTCAGATTTTTCAGATGGAAGCATTACACTTACAGCAAGTCCTACAGAAATAACTAGTTTTGAATTACTCTCAGAGACTCGCTCTCTAAAACCAGCTTTTACAAGAAGTGGTTCAACTATAACATTTGATACTGATTTATTAGACTTGGGTACGTTCACTTCGTTGGTTGTAGAATATAAAAAAGACCCAGCGGCACTATCCGCATTAACAGACGTACCAGCTATACCAGCTCAATTTCAGGAAGCATTAGCTTGGAGAGTATTATGGAAAGCAGGATTACGTGCTGGTAAAGAAAGGATTGTCTTCTTTAAATCAGAATGGAAAGAAGCAGTACGCGAAGGGAAGATATATGCTAATGTACAATCAGGTTCTCGAACTGTAAATCTAAAAAATTATGAGTTCTAACATGAGTATTATGGAGACTAACGAAATTAAAGAATTTATATCATACACGATATCCAAAGAAATGAATGACATAAAAAAGGAAATTTCGGATTTAAAAATTATTACAATCCGTGATTCTAACGACTTTGGAATTACAATGAAAAGGGATGAATTTTTCCAACTTCTATATGATAGAGGGAGTCTTCGCTTTTCTAGAATAGTAAAACATGCCTGGGATTGGCAAAGAATTATACAATTTATCATTACGTTTGTTACATTTAGCGGAATGGTTCTATTATTTTTAAAAGGATAAATATGATATCGGATAACAAATTTGTATTAAATCAGTTGGATTCTAATTTTGCTTTAGAATTAGCTGGTGATAGAATTTGGGGATTAACCTCAAAAAGACTATTCGGATCAAATGCCGACATAGACATTGCCGCCGCAGAGGATATAGATAACGCTGGTGGCACATATACATTTTCATCAGCCGCAGAGGCTTTGTATATATCAAGCTCAAATGATGCTGACGAACAAACCGTAACCGTAACTGGTTTAGATGCTAACTACGCAGAGCAAGCTATAGACGTGGTGTTGGATGGTTATGTCAAAACGAGAGTTGGTACAACTCAAACATTTCTAAGAGTTAATTCAGTAGAAGTAGATGGGGCAACAGCTAACACTGGTGATATATACGTTTATGCTAATGATTTAACTGCTCAAGTAGACACAGTAACTGTAACTGGTACTGGTGGAACTGCAAATATTGAACTTGCTGGTGGTCTTACAAAGCTTGTTACATTTGATACTGATTTGACTACAACTGCTGCAAACTTTGTAACTGCACATGCTGCAGCTTACTTAACGGAAGATATAGTAGTTACAAGCGATGCAGATGATATAATCTTTACAGCTTTAGTAGCTGGTACGGGATTTACAAGTCCTACCATTACAAACGTTTCAGATGATTTGGCAGGTTCGGTTGCGAATACAACTGCAAATAATGATGGGATCACAAATGGTGTTCCTGATACAGCTACAAAAGTAAGAGCTAAGGTATTGGCAGGTGCTGGTGTTTCTCAGACTACCGTTTATACGGTTCCAGCAAATAAAACTGCATTTATTACGTCAATTGATTGCAGTGCTTTAAACGCTGCTACTGGCAATATTAATATAGAGGCTAAACGTAGATTACAGGGATCAATGTTCCATGCAATATATTCTCTAAGCTTAAAAGCTGCTGGAGACTCTTCAAAGAAAATAGATTTTACTGTTCCAATAGCGTTGCCTGAGAAAACAGATTTTAAAATAACAGCAGCTTCTTCTGCAGATAATGCAGCGGTCTCAGCTAATGTTCAATTAATTTTAAAGGATGCTAGATAATGGGAGATTTCGGACTTGCTTATAATATTACAATGAAACATGAAGGTGGTTATGTAAATAATCCCAACGATAGAGGTGGAGAGACTTATAAAGGAATATCTAGAAAGTTTCA